TGCGCTGGAAAAATACACCACGCCGCCCGAAGTGCCCGCAACCGTCAAAGCCGGTGTGGTCGTCGGGGTGGCGACAGTGATCAGGCCGCCGGTGAACGAGACAGACGTGACCGTGCCGGACCCGCCTCCGCCGCCAGTAGAGTTAATCGTTTGATTCGGCCAAGTACCAGAAATCGTGACGTTTGTTCCGGCCACAAGGCTGGGAGTGGCTGTTCCAGTGCCGCCGTTGGCGACAGGAAGAAGACCAGTTACGCCGGTGGTCAGCGGAAGCCCAGTGGCGTTTGTCAGCGTTACCGATGTGGGTGTGCCAAGAATGGGCGTAACAAGCGTCGGCGATGTCGCCAAGACGTTGTTGCCCGTGCCAGTGTTGGCAAGATTGCCCAAAACACCAGCGTTGTTGTAAAGCACGTAGCCACTGGTGCCGCTACTGACCGCTGTGGTGCCGACAGTGATGGTGGCGGCGCTCGTTGCAATCGACGCCCACGTACCGTCACCGCGCCAATACGTTGTGCTGCTGGCGCCCGTGCCGCTGTTCAAATTTGTGACCGGGAGATTTCCGGTAACGCCGGTTGTCAAAGGAAGGCCGGTCGCATTGGTCAACACGCCCTGCGTCGGTGTCCCAAGTGAACCGCTATATGTGACAAAGCCGCCGGTCGCGTTGGTCGCGTTGCCGAGCGCCGTGGTCACACCCGTGCCTGTGCCAGCAAGACCCGTGGAAACCGGCAAACCCGTGACATTCGACATGACGCCGGAAACGGGCGTGCCGAGCGCCGGGGAGACCAGTGTCGGGAAGCTGGAAAGCACCACCGACCCGGAGCCGGTCGAGGTCGTCACCCCCGTGCCGCCATTGGCGACAGCCAATGTGCCGGTCAAAGTGACAGCGCCGCTGGTGGCGCTACTGGGTAGAAGACCGGTCGTACCGCCACTGAAAGTCGTTACGCCGGGTGGGGTAGCCCACGCAAACGCCGATCCGGTCCATTGGAGGTAGGTGCTGGAAGTGGTGGGAGCTGCGATGAAGGATGTTGCGCCGGAGCCCGTTTGATAGGGCACTTGATTGGCGGCGCCGCCCGCCAAATTGGTGGCCGTTCCGACCGCCATGGCGCTCTGCGCCAAATCGCCAAGCGTTCCGGCGTTGTTATATAGAATGTAGGCGCTGGTGCCGGAATTGACCGCCGTTGTGCCCACTGTGACCAGTGCGCCACCAGACGGACCCGCAGGGCCTTGCGGGCCGGTCGCACCAATTGACGCGAACACTTGCCAATACGTAGCGTTCGGCGGCGGCACGTTGGTGCTGGTGGCGATGGCGATGTAGGTCGAGCCGTTGTACTGCACAACGTCGAGCGCGGTGTAGGTGGCCGCCGCGTACCATGTGCCCGCATCAAACAGAGACGACAGCACCATGCTGTCGAGAATGTTGTTCAGGACAGGTCCGGTAATAAGGTTCTGCCCATTCGCGATGATCTGCGAATTGATCTGGGCAAGGAGCTGGTTGCGCGTTTCTGATGCCGACATAGTTGAAAGCCCTTACGCGGCCAGAGAGATCAGGTGGTGTACATGCAGAACCAAGAGTCGCCAGTCGTACCGCCATAAACTGCAATGGTGTCTGTTGTGACCACATTATAAGATTCGCGGAAGACCGACCCAGCGGTCAATTTATAACCAACGGTGGCGGACGGAACGGCGGAACCGTAATTGTCGTTGGGGTCGTTCAGCAACTGCACGTAGGGCGCGTGGGCATATCCGGAGCCGGGGTTGTCGATCACGATGGACGAGATCGCCCCACTGGACAGGACGCAGTGCGCCGCAGCGTAGTTCGAAGGCGCATCCTGATTGGGATACCCCAAACCAAGGTCTCTTCCATTCAATGGATTGCCACCACCCAAGAAATGCACGCTGGGTGGGTAGGTGAAGCCGAATCCGGCGTTGGTGACGGTAATAGATGTGACCGCGCCGTTGGTGAGGGTCGCCGTCGCACGAGCGCAACCAAACTCAAGATAAATGGTATTGCTGGCGGACGTGTTTTGAATGATGATGGACGAGCGCGGCGCGGCACGCGGCAGAATGAGCTGGGGCGTGCCGCCCGCAGCAATAGAGCCGTCCGCCCGATAGACGGGCGTCAAGTTCTGTTGTTCTGTAAACCCTATCACTCGTGCCATAGCTTGACCTCTACGTTATTGGCGGCTTGAGCCAAGCGCCGGTTGCAGCCTCTGTGGAGGCAATGATAGTCGAATTGGCGAAAGCGGCAACTGGTACAATACTCACGCTTCACCTATCGCTGTTCAGAGGATCATATCACGTTGAGGATGATAGAATCGAAGTCTATCGTGCAGCCTGCTGCAAGGGACTGTCCATTGAGGTTCATCTTGATGGTGTTTGTTCCGGGAGGAACAACGCCGTAGGCGCCTACCCACGCCCACGTTGTCGCTGAACCGTCAATGGACATAGTGCCCAAAGTAGTAATCTGGGTTCCATCCGCAGCATAAAAATAGACATCTGGATAGGATACCACTCCTGTCCCTGCCACCGCTCTTGCCCACATACCTACCAGCACGGTCCTGCCGACAGCGTCGCCGACGTTTAAGGTTTGCGAAAAGTTGACGCCGCCAGTGGCGACACAAGTCATTCTGAATCCATAGGTGCCATTTTTTGCGGCGCTGGTAGATGCGACAACAGTGGACCCGGCAGTGCCATAAGTCACGGCGGTCCAACCAGCAGTGCTATTGGTCTCTGCGTTGCCGTTGTACAAAATGCTCGACGCTTGCCCTGCGCAAGCAATCGTATTCTGATTGGGTGCGCCTGTGCCGGTTATATAGTTGTCAGAAAAAGAAATGTATGGAGAATTTCCATACACAAATCCTTTGATTCCGTCTGTAACTTGCGACTGAATGTCTGTCCCCCAAAACGGAATGGTGCAATTTTTAATTTTTACGCCAGCGTAGTCGTTCGCCAAAACCGGAGCGATGTAATAGGGGCCGCCGTTGAAAACCCATGTGCAGCCATCAATAACGCACAAGGCACTGCCCGAAACATTAAACAACCGCTGGCTTGCAGATGCCCCCGGCTGCGTCTCAATGTTTGAATGCGAAACGACGACGTGCGCGTCCCCAAGAATTTGGAATAACCCTACACCGCCACCCGGAAACGAACAGTTGTTAAAATAAAACTGCCCGCCATTGATGTAGATGTAGGCTGTATCACCATTTACCATCCAACATTTTTCAAAAACCATCACTTCGCCAGAGTTTGTCGTCGTGAATCTGTTAAAATACATGTAATAATCAAGCGGAAAAATAAGCGAGCAGTTTACAAATTTGGTGCGCCAAGCGTTGTCAACAAAACTGATGAGCGTTCCTTCGTAAGCAAACGCGCAACTGTCAAACAAAATGTCTTCAGAACCTACATAAGCCGCTCCAGTTTCGCCAATTTGGACCAGCCATTTACCCGCGGTGTTCGAACCTTTGAAATAAATCCCGCTGATCGAATGCGTGATGTTGGTTCTTTCATCCGCAGGGTAGCTTTGCGTGCCGTACACGCGCAAAAGCCCATTGGTGCTGGTCGATCCGTCAAGCGTGGCGCTGTCGCCCCTGACCGAAAATTTACTGATGTCAAACGTCAGACGCGACGTAATCTTGTACGTTCCCGGCGGGAAATACAGTTCCGCGCCCGTAGCTGCCGCAACTGCAATAGCTGCGTTTACCGCTGCCGTGTCATCCGTTGTGCCGTTTCCTGTTGCACCAAAATCGTCTACGCTGGTCAGCAACGCAAAGCGGTTAGCCAAAGATATGGCGGTTATGCTGCCCGTTGCGATGACAGTCGCCTGACTAGCGTCTCCCGTCACCGTTCCCGATGACGCCGTGCTCATACGATTCCACGCACCTGCCGTAGCGCCATAGGGCACAATCACCGATGAATTGTTGTCCGGCGCCACTGACGCATAGTTCCACCAGAACACGCCCTGCCCGCCATCGTTCGGGACGTAGGTGCCTTGCAAATAGGCCGTCATGCCGGTCTGGCCGGTCAAGCTGCGCAATGTCGCGGTGTTCAAGGCGCTGATCTGATAGGCGTTCAGCTGCCCGGCGGCCACAACGCCGACACCGTTTTGCGAGATGGATGGGATGACGCTCATGGTGTTAACCGTCCTTTAGACTCTCTGATAAAACCCCGAAATAACCAGACTGTTACCTGTAACTATTGGCGTTGCGTTGTCATAAAAGAAAACTAATGCGGTGCTTCCTGACGGAGCGATAATTCCATCAACGCCTTTTCCACCCGTTTGTTCTCTTCCAGAAACAGTTCCATAAAAAACGGCATTGTTGGTAGAAGGAATAGATATAATTAACCCTCCGCTACCCGTACCAGCAGTCGTTATTGTGACTGAGACGGTAATATATACCATTTTCCCAATTTCATAATACCCGCCAGCCGCCGTGTAGCTAGTGATCGTTCCGGTCTGAGAAGTGACTGTTGGCGTGTAAGCCGTATACCCGTAGGTATTCAATGCTTCGACAGAAGCCACCGTTTTCTTCACTTTTGCGGTAATCTCGCCAGTAACCCAATTGTTAGTAATTACATTGTTACCAAAAGCTACGCCGTCATTGTCATTAATCCCATAATACATATACCCAGTGTTACTAAACAATGTGTTTCCGGTAACAAAATTGTTTCCTCCTCCTATGCCGTAAATTAAAATTCCCGCTGCGTTAGCTTCATTTAGCGTGTTAGGATTAACAACAATGTTATCCTGAATAATGTTAAATTGGCAGTGTTCAGCGCAGACTATCCCCGATTTTGCCGGACCCCCGACGTAGTTCCCAGAAATAACGTTGAAATTGTTATTCTCAGACGGATCAGCGCCAAACAAAGATAAACCGAAATCCGTTGATATTGTGGTTGTTGTCCAAGAAATGTTATTATCTACCACAATGCAAGAAGTGCTATTTTCAAGGTTAATACCTTCTTTTATGGTATTCCAAGTTGTATTGTTGCTAACTATGGCTCCTTGAGTGTTGAAAATGCTAATCCCAAATATTTTGGCATCGGTACATTCGCAACCAGATACCTGATTGTCTTTACCACCTGCGATTTGAATGCCATGCGAAACTGTCGCATGTAAAACAGTACAATTTATCACTTTGTTTCGATAGCTAGTCGAGCCAGAAACATAAATTCCTATTTGATTTGCTGATGTAACCGTTATGCGTTCAAAAATACTATCCGCAGTGTCTGTTGTAAAAATGCCAAAATTATAAGAATTGATATATATGTCGTGGATGTAATTGTTACTTCCACCCGAAGTTGAAATAGCGACAGCATTTGCACCAACTGGATAACCACTTAAAAATGTAAAATTGCTGATTTCAACAAAACTAGCACTGTTCAAATAAAACACGCCTGTACCGGAGATTGTTCCGTAAGGAGAAATAATGACGTTTGCTAAGGATTCACCGACAAGACACGTTTCGGTCGGTACAGTGACTTGACCAGTTAAATAAGTCCCGTTTGGAAAGTATATAGCTCTTCCGGTATTGAGTGCCGCTTGAATAGACGCCGTGTCATTAGTCGTACCGTCACCGACAGCGCCAAAATCTTTTACGTTCAACATGTCGGCAAAATAGTTTGCCAACGTTCTGGCTGTAGTGGCGCCAGTGGCGATAGCTGTTGTGTTGCTGACGTCACCAACGGCGCTGCTGGAGAGAGCTGTTCGTATCCACGCCCCATAGATCACGCCGTAAGGGCGAATCACGGTGGAGTTGTTATCTGCGGCGGTAGACGTGTAGTCCCAATAGAAACTTCCCTGACCGCCATCGTTGGGCACGTTGGTGCCTTGCAAGAAGGTGGTCATACCCGTCTGACCGACAACCGTGCGTAAGATGCCCGTGTTGTAGCAGCTGATCGTGTAGGCGTTCAGCTGCCCCGCTGCGATAGCGCCAACGCCGTCAGCCGATACGGTCGGGATTACGCTCATTGCTGTCTCCGGCGAATCTCAAGATAGGCGACGGGGATGACGGTGAAGCAACAGTAGGCAATCAGCACCTCCAGCGCAGGGAGCGTCTGCGAAGTGATCGCCATGAGCGACAGCACGAAAGCCCCAATCAGGGCCAGCAGCAAAAGAGCACGAGCAGATAGAGCGTAGCCCAGAGCCGCGAATGCACCCACAACCACATCAAGAGTTGAGGGCTGGGGTGTCGGCGTCGTCGGCACTGGCGCCGACAGCATTTCCATTGGCCTTTTTCTTGGAGCCACTTCTTCCACGTTCAGGCGCCGCACCGTTGAATTGTCGCTTGATTCCATCGAACCGTGACTCCTCTTTCTTTGGCGGACGCAGGTCTTTGCGCGTCTTTGCCCAATCGACGACCGCTTCGAACGCCTTAACCTGTTCGGTCAAGGGCGCTTCCTTGGCGGCGGCTCCGCCTTCTACCGTAGCACCGACGCCAGCCTTTTCCAATAGATGTGCGGCGGCAATATCAAGGGCGTCCAGAAGATCAAGCTTCAGTGTCATTGGATGTCGCCGCCTCTTTTTCAGGGGTGGGTTCAGGTGTCGGAGCCACCGGAGCCGCTTTTTCCTGCGCGTCCGCCGGTCTGGCGGGCTGGGTCGGCGGGTTCGAAGCATTCCGCTTGCTGATAGCGTCGAGCGCACGAGCATACATGTCGCGTTGCGAAGGGGCTAGAGGCTCTGTGGGCAACGGCACGGTCGGCTTGGTGATTGGGATTGCAGGCGCGGCTTGCGGTTTCTTTTCTTCGCCAGCGGCGGTCAAGCCGGACGAAACAGCGTCTGCCGCCTTTTCAAAAGCGGACTTTTCCGGCTCTGCCGGTTTGTCTGGCGTGCCGCCATCCCCTGTCTGCGAAGTCTGCGGTGTTTGTCCAGAAGCCACCATTTCTGGTCCAGATTGGCCGCCCGCAATTTTGTTGTAGCTCGCCATCCGTGATGCGAGGTACTTGTCCATCGTCAAGCCCTTGTTCACCGCCAGTTCTTTGTCGGTGAGGTACTTTTTTGGCCCCGCATACCACTCTTTGAACACTTCAGCGGGTTGGTCTTTGTTGCGACGAAGAATGTCAGAGACATAGTTCTTGGCGACCGCATCCTGAATTTGTGGCGGGGCATCCTTGGCGCGCTTGTACTTGGTCGCTTCGCCACCAAGCTTGCGCGCCTGTTCCTGCCACGTCGCATCGGCAAACTGATAACCGCCGGACGCCGTAGAACCTTTGCCTTCAGCAAAGCTGGTGACGCCGTACTTCCCGCTGGACTCACCGCCCCGAATCGTCCGCAAGATGTTGTTCACCATGGCGTCACGATTGGACGCCGGGCTGGCGGAGGGTGCAGCGGCGGGGGTGGCGGACGGCGCAGCGGTGGGCGTCTGCCCTTGTTGGGCGGCGGGGATCAACCCCAAGGAACGCCCAATGTTTTCATTGTGCTGCTTGAACGCAGCTTCCATAGGACCGTATTTTTGCGGGTCTTGTTTTACCATTTGCTGTGCATAGGCATTGCGGGCCTGATACATTTTAGCCGGATCGCCGCCGGTTTGGGCAACCAGCTCAACTGCTTTCTGCGGGTTTGTCATGATGGCGGTATCGTAAGCAAGCGCCGCCGCACGGGGATCAATAGCCGCCAGCCGGTCGCCGTTGAGCGCGGTCCAATATTCGTACCGCAGCGACTGCGGCACCTTGTCCCCCGCCAGCTTTGCCATTTCGGCGTCGGCTTTCAAGAACGCGGGCGAGTATTGTGGCTGCGCTGGATTGGTCAGCTGGTTGCCTGCGCTGGGAATCAAAGGTGAATCAACCATTATTCTCCCCTACGTCCGAGACGGTACAGACCGTATCCGCTACCAATGCTCAAGCCCGCTGTAGTCAGGCCCTTAGTGACTAAATAGGTTCGCAAATCCTGTGCAAATTTCAACGCATCGTTGCTGTCCTTGTAGGCTGCGCCAGCTTTTTCAATTGACTCCAACAACGCCTCAAACTGTTCTTGCGGCAGTGCGCTTGGGTCGCGTTCACGTATGCGCGTCAAGAAGCTTCTGAGCTGCGAAGACATGTCTTCTTTCGAAGTCGTCCTGATCAAACTCTGAAGAGTCTCGAACTTCTCTTTTTGAGATTGCGCTTCCAAAATTTCTTTGGCGGCATCGTTAGCTGTTTTTCGAAGCGGTGCCGCTGTTTCTTCCAGCTGCTTTGTTTCAAACGTGCGGAGCTTTTCTTCCATGCCAAGCTTTTCCTTGGTGCTCTTCTCAAGCGCCCGCGCTTCCGACAACCCTTTTTCGGCTTCGGTAATGCGTTGCTCAACAGCCTTCCTAGAAGCCGCCAGCTCTTCAAATTCGCCAGTTAACCCGGCACGCTCAATGACGACACCATACTGCTTTTTGAATTTATCAAAAGCGTTCGCAGTGACCTTGGCGGCGGACTCTTGGCTGGCCCCAAACAATTTTTCATTGAGATGTTGGAGAACTTTATCTTTAAGTTCTGTGTTTCCAGCGACAAGCTCCGCCAGACCTTCTCCGCCTTTTTGTGTGCGCCCAAGAACCTGCGTAAGCACGTCACCTTCAAATTTTTTGAAAGTGTCGCCGTACTGTTTTTCGGTCACGCCTTCAAATACGCCTTTCTTTCCGTAAGGATCGAGAGGCTTTTTCAGCTTGGCGTAATTGTTAAGCACGGCTTCAAACGACTTCTCCGTATCCACAAGAGAAGACTCAACCGACGACATAATAGGCTCAAGAATTTTCAGTTGCGCGCCGCCGCTGGACCGCGCTGCGCCACTCTTCTGAATGATGCCTTTGGAGTAGGCGTCATTGAGTTCCGTGCGCGCCTGATCAATCACCCTGAACGATACGGCGCCGTCACCACCTGCATTCTTGGCGGCGTTTTCAAGCCGCTGCTTCAAGCTCGACAGATAGTATGTGGCGTCGCTCGCCAAGTTCTTTTTGATCTCCGCGTCTATCGCGGATATGACAGGCTTGATCGAAAAAACAGGTTTGCCCGAAGCATATTTTGCTTCCAGCGCCGCGTAACCAGATTCTTTTTTTACGACTTCATCCAGCGCCTTTTCCATCGCCTCGGCGCGGGTCTGAATTTCACTTCCAAGTTCATTGGCGGTCATGGTTGGACGATTAGCAAATTTTGCGGCCAGTTCGTCCGCGTGGCCTTTGGCGGTGTCAACAATACGCTGTTGTTCCGCCACGTAAGCTTCTGCCTGCTTACGTGTCATTCCGGTTTGTTTAGCGGTTTCAAGAACCTTGGCTTCAGTGCTTTCATACAGCTCCCGGCGTTCCGCTTCGCGACTCGCTTTCGCCAACTCTTCTATCTTCTGTTCCGTTGGGCTTAGTGCGGCTTCGGTTTGTGATTTGAGCTGCGAGGCGCTTTCAATTTTCTGGCCTTCACGCTCAATGGCTTCCCCCGCTAGGTCAGAAACCTTTGCCTTCTTCTCTTTGAGCACCTTTTCGGCTTCTTCAATCATCTTCTTTTGTTCAGAAAGCGTTGCAGATTTCCAAAAGGCTTTAGCTCCTTTGATACCCGCTCCGACAATGCCAAACCCTGCGCCAAACTCCCCGCCTAATTCCAGACCATCAACAATATCGTTCCACATGGCTTCGCTGCGCTCTTCCTTTGTGGCTTCTGCGCGCGGTGCAATTGCGCCGGTGACGCCGCCAAGAATCGCGCCTCCGGCGGCTCCTTTTGCCACTTCCTTGCCTGTGAACAGCAGACCTTCCTTGAGTCCTTTAAGAATTTGTTCAGTAGTGGACAATTTCTCTGCGGCTTGCGCCGCAGTAACGGCTTCAGCCGCCGCAGGCGCTGCGCGCACTGTCGCCGACCCCGGCGCAAGATAATCAGAGATCGCGCCGCCTACCCGCTGAACACCTTTCGCCAGTGTTTCTGGATAGAGGTATTCGCCGACGCGCGCAGCTCCGGGTATTCTGCCAAGAAGCCCAAGAGCTTTGCCGCCAAACAAGTAAGGGACAAACTTCCCTACCTCTTGCGCGGCTTCTGGGCCTTGCTCTTTTAACTTCTGTTGCGTCTCTGCCAGATATTGCTCTACATCGTCGCCGGTCTTTCCCGGAATAGCTTTCGCAGCAAATTGTGGAATGCCCACAAGAGTCTGCGCGCCGCCGGACAACACGCCTGTTGCAGCCTCACCCTTCGTTTTCCGTTCCTCTTCTTCAAATTTTCTAGGGCTGAAGAGGTTCTTCAGAATAGACGAGCCCAATCTTGGCTTCTCCGGTTCTGCCGGAGGAGCCGCCGGAGGCGGTGGCGGTGGCGGAGGCGCCGCTTTTGGTGCAGCAAACGGATCAAACTCGACCGCTTTAGGTGCAGCAAAAGGATCAAAATCGACAGGGGTTGTTTCTGCCATCATTGCACCTGTAAGTATTTACCGGGTCGCGCGGGATCAGGAACAAACCAACCATTGTACTGTTCTGACCATTGGGCATTCGGATATTTTTCTGGCGGAGTCTTTGGTTGAGGCGCCGCCGCTTTCGGTTGCGTGGCAGGTGCATTTGCGTTGCCCGGCGCAGCTCCGCCCGGCGCAGCTCCGCTCGGCGCAGCTCCGCCCGGCGTAGCTCCGCCCGGCTCATCATACAGTTTTCTGCTAGGTCTATGTTTTTTAATATAGTCCCTGACGTTTCCTGCGACTTCAGGGGGAAATATGTCTTCCACCGCCAAGTATCGGCCATACTGATCGTAAAATCCAATTGTCTGACCCAAAATAAGTTTATCAAGAGCATTCACAACGCCCTCAAAAGATTTATTATTTAGACCAGAACTTAGGATAGCTGCAAACTCGTCACGCTCTTTTCCTGTGCCAATGCCAGCGCCAGAAATTGCCTTTTGCAATTCTGTCGGAAGCACTTTTTTCACTGCATCATAGCTGGTGATGTTCTCGTAGTTGAGCGCACGTCCAATTTTTGCCGCTATGTCGTTAAGAAGCCGTGGAGAATTTTTGGCTTGTTTAAGTTCGGCAAAAGTTTCCCTCAACACATCCAAATGCTGATGTACGACGTTGAGCGAACGTATAGTGGTAGCGTCTTTTCCAGTTGTGATCGCATCCAAGCTTCTTTTGCGCTCGCGGAACGACTCGTTCAGTCCCATCGTGTGCCCGGCTTCCTTGAACTCTTTTTCCGCCTGCTGGAACGCTTCGATATATTGAGGCATACGTTTTTGCGCTGCCGACAACTCGTTGAAGCCAACTTTCATATTTTTGAAATCGTCAACCAGCTGTGCTTTTACTTCTGGCGTCAGCTTCTTGCTTTCTTCTGTCATGCGCTTCAAGCGCCGCCTAGCGGCATCCTTATCGCCAAGAGCTTCAAGAATTTCATCTTGTTTATCGTAATCCTTGGCGGCTACGGCATCTTTGAACTCTTGCGTCTCGCGGCCTCTATCAAACTTGGCCTGTTCAGCCGCTTTGCTACCCTCCAATTTAAGAGCTTCTGCATCGCCCCGCTTGCTTCGTGTGGCGCGAGCTTGCTGAATTTTATCTTCAATAGGCGTTTCCGCAGTCCACTTCGACTGGACCTCCATGAAGCGTTGTTCGGCTTCATACGTTTCTGTCTTTTCGCGCAAATCCTCCGTCAACTTTTGATTGCGCGTGTAATCCTCCCATGCACCTTTGGCGTCGTCATGTTTCATGGCGGCGATCATGGTGGTGTCTTCAAAAGCAGCGGCTATCGCCTTCAATTTGGCGGCGCGCTCCTTACCCCGTGCGGTGTAACGTTCTTTTTCAAATTCTTCGCGGGTCTCTATGCCCTTCATAGCTTCAGCATAAACTTTTTGCTGAAACTCTGTGGCTTTCAACAAATTTTCGTTGGCTACTTTGAACTCTTCTTTAGCTTGTTTTGCAGCGGCTTCGTTGCCTTCTTTGAATCCATTCATAGCCCCTGCGGCTGCATTGAGCGCGGTGACAGCATGGTTTCGCGTAAACAATGACCCCAACATCGCAAACATCATGGCGGTAGAACCCCATTGTTCGGCTAGGCTGGTGGGCTTGGGCGCCTTGTAAGGTATGGGCTTGTACTCAGGTTTGGGTATATTTCCCTTGCTGATTTCAAGTTGCTGCCTGCGGTCCAACGTCTCTTTCGCATCTTTGGCCTCTTCGGCTTCCAACGCGGCGGCGTCTTCCCGCTTCTTTTTTAAGGCCTCTTCCGTTACCCGCTGCTTCTCTTTACGCGCCGCTTCAGCGTCGGCGGCCAATTGCGCGCCTCTTGCATCCGCTGTCGAGGGTGCGGCTGCGGCAGGGGCCATAGGTGATGGTGCGGCTGCGGCAGGGGCTACAGGCGATGGCGCAGCAGGCGCTACAGGTGACGGGGCTGCGGCGGCAGGCGCCAGAACGTTGACCGGCGTGGTGCGGCTCACAGCGGTCGGCGTTGTAGCGGTCGAAGCGACAGCCGGGGTTTTTGTAGACGTAGCAGCGTCTTCGTCTTCAGAATGCCCGTAGTCTGCGGTAAGGTCTTCTGGAGTCTGAGAATTTGGCGTTGCCATGGCTTGTTATCCTATTAAACCGGCGTAGCCTTCGCCATTGCGTTCGTGAAGCCTGAAATGGCGTTTGACATCTGCTCATCTTGCTTCATTGCGTTAGCCATCAAGTTTTGATAGAGCCCTGATGCAAATTGCTGCTGGCTGACGCCGGTCGCCAGCAACTTGTTCGCAATGTCCGCACCCTGCGACACGGTGGTCTGCGCCAAATTGTTAAGGTCTTGCATCTCAGCGGACGAGCCAGACATACCCATGTTGGCGTAACGCGACCGAATAGACGCCGCCGCCGAATCATGCGCGCCGGACAAGGCTGCGCCAATGCCGGGCGGGAGCGTGCCAGACTTGAGATAGCCTTCCAGCTGCGCGCCGCGCGCGTTCAATTCCGCCGCTTGTCTCGCTAAATCGGCGGAGTATTTAGGCTGCTGTTGCCCCTTCATCATGTTGGCGGCCAAGCCCAACGCCGAAAGAATGGCGGTAGGATTTTTGGCGAGGTAGTCACCCGCTTTGCCCGCAAGCGAACTTGCTTTACTCATGAGTCCTTCCCCTCCCGCATCCGCAGCACTTTTAACGTAAGAAGTGGCTGAACCAACGTCTACAGGCCCCGGAGCCCCCGGCGCTGGCGCAAGCGCGGATGACGCTGATTCCGCAGGAACCAACGGTGATGCCGGGGTGGTCGATAATTGTTGCGCCGCTTGCGACATGTTGGGGTCCAAGAAAGACCGCGCCGTGTCTAAGCCCGGAGCCGGAGGTGCCGGAGGATTCATAGGCGTTACAGCGGGTGGCGCTGCGGTTGGAGTCGAAGGAACTGCCGGGTTTCCGGGCGTTACTGTTGAAGAGGCGTCGGCTACTTGCTGCGCGCCCTGCCCTGCTTGCGAAGCCGTCCCTTCAAGCGACGAATTGAACGCTTCCGGTGTCATGCTTTGCGACGCAAGATTGCTTCCAATCCCTTGTTCAGGAAGCGTCGTAGTGCCCAAGTCCGCTACTTGCGTGGCCGCTTGTCCCACACCTTGCGTTGCGCCTTGCGTGGCGGCTTGCGTACCCAGTTGTTCCGCGCCTTGTGTCGCCGCTTGCGTCAGCTCTGGCGTCAGCGTTTCGGTCGCCAGTTCTGTCAATGGCGTCACACCTGCGCCTTCTGCAATAACTCCCGGCACGGCTTCAGACGCTACGGTGCTCAAACCGCTTATGGCCGGAGACCCTAATGAAGGAGCCAACGACCCTGCCGCTGGCGCGAGTGCGCCCGCTTCCGCCGCACCCGCCGCAACCGGAGCCGCCAGTTCGGGGGCCGCAGCCGCCGCCAATTCAGCCGCACCCAAACCTTCCAGACCAAGTGCCCCGGCTTCGGCTGCGCCGAGACCTTCTGCGCCAAAAGCGCCAGCCCCAAAAGCTTCGGCCCCAAGAGCTTCGGCCCCAAGAGCTTCGGCCCCAAGAGCGCCAGCGCCAAATTCCGCCGCACCGAGTTCAGCCGCGCCAAGAGCTGCGGCTTCTGCACCAAGCGCCTCTGCGCCAAATATCGCTGCGGCTGAAACGCCCATTAGTTTAACCTCTTCTCTAGCCCGGTCTCAACAGTCTTGTACTTTTCAAAGCGAAGCACAAGATCGAGCGCCGGGTGTGCCACCTTAACATTAACATGAACCACATGGATACCGCGAGCTTTCAAGTCTTGTTCCCAGAACCGGACAAGATTACGACCAATGCGCCCGTCTCGGTAGTCTGGATGAACGAACACGATGTCGTTGGCGGCCCAACTGTGGCCTTTGTAGTGGAGGTGCCTGCGCATGATGAAGACAGCGTAGCCAACCAGTTTGCCTTCTTTGGTGCGGACGGTGTAAATCGCCAGCATTCCGATTTTTTCTAAATTTTCATATGCGGACCATTCTGGGTCAAGCGGGATGTCTTGCCACACGGCTATTTCGCGCCAATGCGCTTCAATGAGGTCGCCGCATTCGTCTTTTACATCGGCCAGTTTTTCGATTTGAATTGTGAGCATCTAGATCCCCAACAGTTGCTCGGCGTTTTGGTGTTCTTGGTAGTTCAGGTCGATCCACGCCGCCAACTGTTGCGGATCGTCGATCTTTACGTCCAGCAAGTCTGACGACTGCGCTTGCAAAACACTGTTCATGTCTGTGTGCAGCGCAGCATTGTTTTGCAAAAATTGCTTGATGTTGTCCGGATTAATAGGATCAACCAGATAGTCTGTCAGGTTGACGCCGTACTTCTGCCGAATGGCCTCACGGATTTTGTCGTGGCTGTTTCTATGGTCAAAAGAAAACTGGCGCCACTGCTCTTCCGTCTTCGGCACATTCAACAGCGCCGCGAGCATTATTCACCCGTGCGATTTGAGCGTCCAGCTGGGCGCGTGGCGTCGGGTTCTAGCTGTGGACGGTCGTAGTCAGCGAAGAAGTCCTTGTTCCAGCCGGTGCCTTCCCAATGCGCGGTGCCATTGGGGGTCTGGGCGGTGAAACCCTTGGGGTTCTCGCCCTTTTGGATGATCTTTTCAAAATGCAGTCTGCGGAGGGGTTGGTTCTTCATGCGTGGCTCCTATCAGTACGAGGCTACAACGTCGGAATAGCCCATGAGAAGATGCCCCATCGTGAAGTCGGGGCTTGTGGACGAGAAACGCAGACCGGCCATTACAAAACCCACACCTTCAAGCGAAGAGCCCCAGAACCCATAATACGGCGACGGCGACTGGAAGTCCGGCTGAACGAGCGACACGTTATATGTACCACTCTGTAGGCTAGGCTGGAAGAAGTTTTGTAAGGCGATCCCCGATACAGACAACAAGAAATTACCGCTGATTCCGGAGGACGTCGAGCTGTTGTCGGTGGCCTGCATATAGACCGCGAGCGCCTGTTTCTGGATGAACATCCTGTCTGCGCCATAAACTTTCGTATCAAGGCGCTTAGGCAAAGTGGCGGACGGTGTAGAGAACAAGGGGTACAGGCTTGAACCGTCTGTGCCCCATGCTCGATACTTACTGGCGATCTTTTGCGTGCCAATGAAAGTTGTATTTCCCGACTGGCTGGCGATGGTCCATTCTTTTTCGTTAAACAGAAGCATCACGTTTCGAACGGCTTTGGTGTCGGGGTCAACAACCGTCAGATAGTTGATGTAATATTTGATGTCGTAGATTGTGGCCGTCGCTGCCGAAGGAACAATTCCGCCCGATTCGGGGTAAATGGCGTTGGTGAACAGCTGCGTCAATTTGTTAGACACATTGGCGAGCGACCCACCATACACGGCATAAATGCCCGTCTCGTTCGCGCCGACAATAGATTTACCGTAGTCCTGAAGGGAATCGCGGTACTTGATACCTGCCTGCGGATCGACGTTCTGGTAATTGTAGTTCGTGACTGTTGGCGTGCCAGACGTGGTGACGTTGGAGACGACTGACACTGATCCATCGCCAAAGAAATAGAGATAGCCGGACGACTGACGAACGTTGGTGTATTTCGTTTGCAGAAAAGCGTCGGTGTTGACGGCGTTTCCGCCGCCGTCCGACGTGGCAAAGTCAAAGATTGAGCCGGGCGCGCTGAACGACCATAGGTTGCCGGGCGGCGTTGTCGAATAGGGTTGCACCGCCGGATCGACAATCCAAACACGCGACAGATATGTTTCCATGGCCGACCCAGAGACGCCGTAAGGCATGAGCGAGACGGTGGCGTAAGCAGAATTGTTGGCTCCTGCCGTAATTACGACAGCTGGGGCGCTTGTGTAGTATTGCCCTGTCGAAGATACGACAACCGATGCAATGGATGTTGGAACAAGCAAGACGGTTCCGCCCGCGCCTGCACCGCCGCCGCCCGAAATTTTGACTTGCACGGCTTCCGTTATGCCGGAGCCCGCATCCGTGATGGAGATCGACCCAACGGCGGCGCCAACAAGATTGGCGACCGCCGTAGGTAGCGTTGCGCCACTACCACCACCAAGAAAGCTGACATCTGGGGCCGACGTGTAGCCTGATCCGCCAGCGGTCACATTGATGGCCGAAATGGACGTTGGGCTCAGAATAACAGTGCCTGTCGCGCCAGCGCCGCCACCGCCTTTGAACGTGATCAACGGTGTTGTGGTAAACCCGCTGCCGCCGTTGATCACGTTGACTGACGCCACGCCAACAGGAGCTAGAACCGACTGCCCGGTCGCGCCCACGCCAGTACCAGAAATAGCGACCGTGGGGGCGCTAGTGTATCCGGAACCGGGATTGGTGATGTTAACACCGATGATCTTTCCTTGGCCTGTAATGACCGCCGTTGCAGACGCGCCAGCGCCGGGGCCAGAAAAGACAATGTTGGGGGCAACGGTGTAACCCGATCCGCCACTTACAACAACGATGCCCGTCACTGCACCCGCTAAAACAGTAGCGGTCGCCGTTGCGCCAGCGCCGCCTCCGCCGCCGGTGAACGAAATCGTAGGCGCGGTTGTATAGCCAGAGCCGCCAACGAGACTGGTTGTACTGGTGACGCTGCCTGTGCTTATAATCACCGTACCGGCGGCGCCCGCGCCACCGCCGCCACCAGAGAAGGCGACTGACGCTGATGTATAGCCAGAGCCCGCCGTTGTTATTGAGACACCGCCGACCGACCCGCTTGAAAGCACTGCTTCAAGAACTGCCGAAGTGTCGGACCCGCCGCCCGAAAACTGTAGCTGAACGACATCGCCCGGAAGATAGCCTGATCCGGGGTTGGTAATGACGACCTGAACCACGCCGCCATTGTTGACGTTAGATGTAAACGTCATGCCGCTGCCGCTGCCGCCATAGGCGCTAATCGTTGGCGTGCTGGAATACGAGAAGCCAATAGAATTGAGATTGACCCCTTGCGGCGCTGCTGTGCCTGAACCGTAAAGCAAATTGCCGTCCCACGCCCAATAGTCGTTGGACGTGTTGCGATTGCAGATTAACAGGTAGATCGAACCCCACTGTTTGCAGTAAGGTTTATAGCCAGTGGCGGCATCATAAAAAGTGCCTGCGGGACCGATGGTCTTTGTCGCCAGTGACGCCATGTCAAGCTGGATCGCCGATCCATCCGACAGAAATATTGCGCAATAGTAGCTGGTCGCCAGCGTGTAGAACGCGAAGTAGACAATAGTCCTACCGTTGGGCGCTGTGTACGTCGCTGACCCTTTGTCCCAGAGCGTGCGTAAGCTGCCGTTACCCAGACGGACAAAGTTTTCGATCCACGCAAATTCTTGATCTTCAATCGCGTGCGGCGCGTCGTGAAGATTTACTCCCTTGAAAGGGAATGGGCTGTGGACTTTGAAACCAGCGGGAAGGCCTAAAGCTTGGCCCGCTTTGGCGGAAATTTCAGGGTTAATTGCCATCAGTCAATCCCAGATATGGCTTGAGAGTATCAAGCAATTTTTTTTGCTCGTTGGTGTACTGATCGGTAGGCCATTGATTGAACAAATACCCGCGAAACGCCGAAGGATACCCCACTCGGTCAATCCAGTCCTGAGGCAACGTCACCTCACCGGGTTTAGCTTCTGGGTTCTCATAAGCGTATTCGGCTTTCAACTCCGCCCACTGTTCCGGCGTCAATGTTTTGACGAACTCGTCGTAGACGCCTTTAACTTTGGGGTCTTCATTGACCATATGATGAGACACCATGTCGCCCAACAAATCTATCTCTGATGTCTTTGGGTCGTATACGGCGATGCCAATTTTACCGACCGGCATTCCTTCGAAACGCTCTGTTTCGTCGGGAGACAAAAATTCCACGCCGCCATGTATTGCGGGATCGTAATCTGGCGGACGATATGCGTATTGAACGTCAAAATTTTTCAAAATTGGATATTTGCTTTGCGCACTCTTCCATAGATTTTCTCCGCGTATACGATCAAGAGCTTCTGCTTGCGGGTTAGTTTCTGGACTCGGCGTTTGTGCGACGGAAAGTTCTGGTGCGGGTGCGGGCGAGGGAGCGGGAGCGGGCGCAACCGAAACATCCGGTGTCGGCGCCAGCATCATGGCCGGTTGATCTGGTGCAAGATAATTAGGCGCTTCCATGTTGCCCCTTCACTGCCGCGAACGACGCCATCAGGGAACCGATTTCCTTGCCGCTTGATTCTTGCACCCGCGCGTTTTGGTTCGTTGAACCATTTTCAATCAAGGTTTCAAGAATGAGCGCAAACGTAGCGACCCGAACTTGCGTGTATTCCTGCGAACGGTCGAGCCCGCTCAACAAGACGCGCGCGAGCGAAACGGTGGACGCGAGTTGATCGTGAACGCCAGCCATCAGGTCGCCTCGTTAGATGCTCGTCCGATAATACGAGGGTGTCTTGCCGCGATCAACTGCAACACGCGAAATACCTAGCTCGCTGGCAAATCGGTCTTCCATAACCTGCGCTTGCGCGAAACGCCCCGTTGATTCAAAAGCCACTGCTGCGGCGCCATACTTCAGGGCTTCTTGAAACCCGTAGGGAATGGCGTCGTAGTCATTGTCGCTGTAAAGGTCGATGGGCGCCGCCGACACGTCAAGGTCGATTTCGCAATACTGCGAAGGAATGGGAAACATCCAGATTTCGCCAAGCGGCCCGTCGTTGTAGACAGACCAAACTGACGGGTAGGACATGTTCAAAACGGAGTAGGCGCGACAGTAAGCTTGGAAGTCATCCCAAGGAAGCCAGTCAAGCGTAGGCTTCGAAGTGCCGCCCCAGTTTACCGCGCAGGAAATGGCGTCGTAGATGTAAGCGGTGCCTTCATACTGGGCCTTCAAGAAGTTGTTGAAGAAACCTTGATAGGGATACCGCTCGACGCCGGGGATCGTCATGCACGAATTGGTCACGGCGCCGTAGGCAGACGGGAACGGCCCATTTGGTGAGTAGTTGATCGGGTAATTGTTGTTGTATTGCAGGGTGTTGTAATCGTTGTTGTAATCAGTGTTGAAGTCACCGTTGTTGCCGGGATTTCCGTATTGCGTGTTTGAATTAGGAAACGCATACGGCAACGCGCCGGGCTGCGCCGCTGTCGGAATGGCGCTACCGGGAACCGCCGACGCGCCGAACGCCGACTGGCCGGAGATCAAGCGACGAATGCAGCCGGTGCGCTTGGCTGCGTTCCTGCGCGCTGTGTTGACCCAACGGGTCAACTGGGCCTGCGAGATGAACGAGTAATTTTGATCGTTCAGCAGCGCAGATGTGTCGTTGAGAAGTTGGCTGAGTGACATGAGCACCGTCCGAAAAAGTAAAAGCCCGCGCCCGCGTCACCGCAAGCACGGGCTTCTATCTTGATCAGCGACTACCTATTAGACTTGCGTCAGATAGGTCGTGTCGGGCAGACCGCCGAGTGTGAAGGTCACAACCGGAGCCGCCGTCACGACCGAAGCGGTCGGGATGACGAGCGGGGTCGGAGACGAGGTGTAGATACCGCCGTCAACAATGACCTGACCCGTAGCGGTGATGCCGCCGGAGGAGATCGGAGCCTTGATGTTGGCCTGACGCGTACGCACCAGCGTGGACTGGGTGTACGGGTTGGTGTAAGCCGCCGCCGTGGTCGGGAAAGCGTCTTCCGCAGAAATCTGCGCCACCGAACCGGCAAGACCCGTGCCCGCCGTACCAGCCGCGTAAGCGGTGATCGTCCAGCACATGATGCCGGTCGCCGCCGCGCTGGCGCCGCCGCCGCCACCGAAAGCCAGTGTGGGCAGAGAGGCCTGACTGCCCTGACCGTGGTCGAGGCAGAGGACCGCAGTGACCGTACCAGCGCCCGTGAGGGTGCAGACCGCCGCCGCATTGTAGCCAACCGTCACGCCGTTCACGCCTTCGCGGGAGTCGTTGCTGAACACAACGGTCGGAGCCGAAGCGTAGCCCGCGCCCTGATTGGTCACAACGACCGAAGACACTGCGCTGCCGGTGAGGACAGCGTAGCCGGTGGCCTGAACACCGCCAGCCGGGGGAGCAGCAAACTCCACCTGCGGGGGATAGGTGTAGTTGGTGCCGCCGTTGGTGACGGTGACAGTGGTGTTCACCGCACCGCCGACAACCGCGCGCCAGATCGAGCTACCAGCCGAAGCCGTAACCGTCGGGGCCGAGGTGTAGCCAGAGCCCGCGTTGGTCAGCAGCGCGCCGACGAGACAGCCGGTTTGGTTGGCAAGACGGTAGTTGACGCCATCAGAGTAGATGTACTTGACACCACCCTCATGATCGCCCGTACCGATATTGCGCCAAATGCCGGTGATCGGATCGTACTGCTGAACGACGGTGTAGAGACCCGTGTTCACCATGTACCAGCCAGCGGGGTTGATGATCTGCGTCTGACCGGAGATCAGCGTGACGACGTTAGTGGTAACGCCCTTCAGAGAGGGGGTTAGACCGGGACCAGAAAAAAGACCCATTGGGGTACTCCTTTAGATGACTGCGGGCGAAGTGCCCGGAACGTTGGGCCACGCGGCGCCGGTGATACCTGTGATCTGAGCGCCGGAAGAGGGCTTCGCGCAAACGAGGTCCGCAGCCGAGATCAAAACACCAATGTCAGAAATCTGACCGACGGGAATCTGGCTTTCGAAACCAGAGAACGTCATCGGAGCATACTCAGACATATACAGGCCCGTGTAGCGCGAGTTCACCACGATGCAGGTGCCCAGCGGGCAGAAGGGATCGGGGAAGATCGGCGTGTCGAGCACGCGGATGGCGCGGAAGCCAGTGTTGACCGCATCATCCTTTTCGTAGATCGACCGGGGCTTGGTGGTGAACATCTCAAGCGACATGAAGTCGGACATGAGTTCCGCCCAGTTGGCGGGGTTCATCACGGCGTAGTCCGGAGCCTCGCCGCCAGCGCCCGACTGAATGCGGGTGAGGAGCTGGGCCATGCCAACGCGGGTGGTCGCCGCAGCGCCGGTGTTCGTGATCAGCTGACCTGACCAGAAAGAGCCGGGGGTACGCGAGATGCCGCCGTAGGACGGGACGTTGGTGCCGTCGTCGTAAGCCTGCGTCAGCGAGTCCCACACTTGCGTGTTGGCGTAGTTGTTGGAATACAGCGCCTGAGCGTAGGCCTGCTTGATCACAACCGCCGCATCCGACATCACTGCACGGAGCTTGGGGATGACCACTTCCGACGACTGGATGATCGCTTCCATTCCGAAGAAGCCAACCGGAACCATGCCGAGCTTGAGCGAGAACTGAGCGTTCTGGATCGCGGCCTGATCGGTGGGCATCGGGAAGTCGCCAGCAAACGAACCCCAGTTGAAGGAGACGAAAGACGACCCCTG